AGAACTACCACTACCACTATTACTCGATGGTGTTATTCCACTCGCAATATAGGAAGGTGATGCTGCACTCATAAATTTTCCAGCACCTTGATCTTTTGCACTAATCAATGTATTCCTAACTTCATCCACTGTATGTGAACTTTTGTTTGCCCCACCATAATATGATCTTCCAGTGCTAGGATTTGGCGCAGAAGCCCATTCCATTGCCAAATCTAACATAGCACCTTGAACATTATCATTATCTCCCCTCAAATAACCAGACAATGTAGGTCTTTGACCATTATAGATAAGTGCCAATCCTAATTTATCCTGAGTTTTTTCATTAAACATATCATCAGGGGAGACTTTAGCAGCAGAAGTTGCTAATTTCATTGTAGTTGGAATAATTTGATATCTACCAACAGCATAAACACTACCACTTGCTTGATGATTCATCACTTCACCAACTGTCATTTGAGGAAGGGTCTTTCCGTCAATTTTTGTATTATTGGTACTTCCAACAATTCTATTTCCAGAAGTTCCTTTATTTGAAGAATTATATCCACCCTCACCTGATGCAATAAAACTAAGAAGTTTTGCATTTGCCTTCTCTGCTGAAATTTGTTGGTTGGACTTACTATCTTTACCAACAACTGATGCAGCACTAATCTTAGGACTAACTTTTCTTCCCCTACGATTAGTTTTTTCTTTACTATATCCAACACCTTCTCCATGTGCTGCTTTTGCAGGATGCTTAGAATCCCCCGACACATCTCCTCCACCATTGGCATAAGTTACACCACCTCTAATCATCGGACGGTTTGTTCCTCCACCCATAGCATTCATTGATTCTAAAGTACTAGTACCATACTGCTGCACCGCACCACGAGACATAACAAACTCACCAGGAGAAAGCATAGCAGGAATAGTATCCTTATTAGGTCCACTACCGGGAACAGTTCCACCAGAATTTAATCTGACAGGTGATCCTTCTTCAGATTCTTTTAAACTTTCTCTTGCACGTTTTTGATCTGCCTTGAAATCTTCTATAGTAGAGGATTCATCCATTACAGATTCTTCTTCATCTCCCTCTTTTGGAGTAACTTCTTTATCAGTTAGAATTCTATAACCCAAATACCCCGCACTAGCCAATACTGCTGCAGTTCTTGGATTTCCTCGTACAAATCCAAACAATTTTGGTATGGCAAATTTAGCAATTTGAAATGCCCAACCACCAACCATTCTAATCAATTTACCAAACTTAGTTCCAAATAATAAGTAAGCGCCTACAATTACAGGCCAAAAATCTTTAAAAAATCTAATTATACTATCAACTTTTCCTTGATTTTCATCATTTCCCATCCATTTAAGGATGTTTACAATAGCATTTCCTAAAAGAATTGTTGATATAAATTTAAATATCTTTTCAAACATCCCTTTAACAGGAGCAAGAACTTTATCTGTTGCCTTTGCTAGTCCTTGAAATATATTAGATTCTAATTTATTTTCTTTTTTTGTTCTCTTTGCTTTCTCTGTAGATTGTCTATCAGATTTAGTACGATTTTTATCAAGTTTATTTTGATCTATTAAAGTATCACGTATTGAAGTTACTACCTTTAATATATCTTCAAATATATTTTTTCCCGAGTCTTCAGGAGCAGAAATTTTATTTACATCATATTTTAAATTTGTCGATTTTATAAGTGATCCACCTTTACCAACCGCACCAGGAAGAAGACCCTTAACTTTTGATGATTCTGTAGCAGATTCTTTTCTTTCTAAAATATTTTTAACAAAACTTTCAAATCCTACTCTATTGTTTCTCTTTTTAAATGCATCTTTTCTTTCTTCATTTGATAAATTTTTGCCACCAATAGTTCCTTCAGCAGTAAGTTCATCAACATACTGCTGGTATCTTTCCTTTCCTAGAAATTTGGAACCGAATTTACCTGCTGGCATTTCTTTGTTTCTGCTTTAATTCTTCTTCTTCAAGATGTTGTTGTAATAAAGCAACATAGATGTCTCGTTCCCAAGGCATCAAGTTTTCAATCTCAGTTAATGAATATTTATGATACTGTATCAAGGCAAAGTTGAGCCGATAATAATTTTCAAGATCCATATGGATCAGGCTCACGCGAAAAAACTTGCCAGTCCCTCAAGAACAATCTCATTATCCTTTTTAGTCTTTGGATTCTTAACCTTAATTGTATGCGACAACTTAGGCATAGTCTCAAAAAACTTTTCGATACCTTTAAACTGAGCAGAATTCATCTGTTCAAGGAACTCAATGATTTCTTTTTTAGAACAATCTTCAGAAGCCCAAACATCTTCTTCAGTAAAGATCTTATCAATACAAGATGCAATCAATTCAAATGACTGATCCATCGCATTCTTATCATCAAAATCAAAGTTATTTTTAATAAACTGATCTAATGATGGGTACTTCATGTCCATCATAATAGTATCATCAAGTTTAATTCTGTTAGAATGTTCTTCATTTTTTTGAACTTCAATCTCATCAAGGTTTATTTTGACAGCAACTTGAGTTTCTCCATCATCCGGACAAGTAATATTAACTTCTAATTCTTCTCCAACAGATTTACCACGAATATTAAGGAAAAGATATTCAATATCAAATGTAGGTAAGTCCTCTACTTTAATACCTTTTGTCTTAATACAGTTTTTAATTACTGTTTTGATAGCTGTTGTAATTTGCTTTGTATCTTCACTCTCTAGAGCAATTACAAGAACCTTTTCTTCCTTAACTAAGAAAGGTCTATATTGAATTGTCTGTCCTGTAGATGGCAAGTCAAGTTCATATACTGGTGTGGCAATTTTTGGTAAAGGCATAATGTCTTATAAGTATTTTTCAGTGTGATTATTTATTAGAAAGGATTACCAAGATTAAATGGTGGAAATTGTGATAAATTAAGGTCATTAAAGAGTGCTTGTTTTATTGGATCAAAGAAATTATTAGGATTACTGTCCTGGTTAAATTGTGTTGAACTTTCACCAAGAACTTCTTTAATATTATAGCGAATATAACTCATAGAAACAGTGCATTTTAATAAATTTGATGCATCAAAAGCAACTGGCATAGAAGATATTGCTATAGGAAAACTTCTAACAAATTCATATGTTAATTGTTGTTGATAATCTTTCTCAAATTTTCTAACAATCAATCCCTGATCAACAATATAGTCATCAGGATATCTTGCTCTGTAACTATAGTTTTTATTAATAGATTCTCTTGGATCTTCATTCATAGCAAACCTTATCCATGCTTCAAAGAATTTTATTGGTGTATAATTTCTTGCATCAACATAAAAAGTCAAGTCTATTCTATCATCAAAAAGTCTTCTATATGCATGTTTCTCAGTAACACCTTGTCGATCATTATTAATTTCAAGAGTTGCTAACTGAGAACCAGGTAAAGTTGCTTCACAACAAGACAATACAAGATCACCTTTTCCAATTCCAAGTTCAGATTCTAATGCTGAAGGAAACTGCAACTCAACTTCAAAGTGTGAGGTAAGAGCAGGTCTTAATAATGCTGACTTAATTTGTGAAACTGTCTTTGGTGTAGGCATTTATAAATAATTTTTACCTTATATATTATGTATGGCAGAAAGTATCAAGAGTAAATACAAACCATCATTTCCTGGCAAGTATAAGGGCAATCCCAACAACATTATATGCCGAAGTAGTTGGGAACGCAAGTTTTGTAGATGGTGTGATATGAACGAAAACATTCTTCAGTGGGGTAGTGAAGAGTTTCATATTCCATACATCTCTCCTATAGATAGAAGAGTCCACAAATACTATCCCGATTTTATTATTAAGGTAAAAGAAAGTTTGGGACAAATTAAAACTTATGTGATTGAAGTTAAACCCAAGAAGCAAACAAAACCACCAAAACAACCAAAGAGACAAACTAAATCATACATTTATGAATGTACAACTTGGGAAGTCAATAAAGCAAAATGGAAAGCTGCTCAAGAGTTTTGTGATGATAGAAGAATTGAATTTAAAATCATCACCGAAGACGAACTAGGAATCAAATGAATCGCATAGAATCAGTAAAACAAGACATTCAATCAGAAAGTAAAGTTGAAGATAGAATGGAATTGATAATGTATGCCTTGAATGATACTGTAGCACCCATCCCTGAAGTTGGAAACATATGCACCTTTAAATATTATGCAAAGACACCTAATATAGAATATGATCAACATCCATTAGTCGTAGTAAATGATTTATTTCAATGGGGTTTTCGTGGATTTAATTTTCATCACAGAGATTATAGACAATATACATGGGAAGAGTTAGGAACTCAAGTGTACATTGTTCAGCAAGATGAACTTGATGACTTACTCTCATTACAATATGGAAAAAATGTGATAAATAGATAAAATAAGTAGTCGATAAATGGGTTTATTCGATTGGAATAAAGGTGCAGGAACTCCGCCATGTTCAGATGGATTAATTTGTTCTGATCAAGCAAAGACTAACGTGGGAAAAAAACCAGGTGCGATGGGAAGCACTTCGGGAACAGGAATTTATCATGCAACTTCTACTAAAGTAATTCAAGGAACTGGAACAGAAATAAGTGGGTCTGAAACTGTAGTTTATGTAATCAAAAATAATACTTGGCAACCTGCTGCAATTACAAAAGATGGTGGAAAAACATATCAATTTTCTGATCCAAATTATCCTTTAATGGATGCAGTAGCAGGTGCTGATTTAGTCAATGATCTTAAGTCAAATAAAAGAAGTGATATCCAAAAAAATATAGATGCCGGAGTTCAGAAAGAATTAAA